GCCCAAAGGTATTTTCCGATATAATATTTTAATTTTTTATTGGTATTGATATATTTATATATAAAATAAAGTTATGAGTGTAAAAAATTTATTAGACGACTATCTTAGAAAAGACACTAGAGTTACCGAAAAACAAACACAAAATGGATATAAAGAAGTTTGTGATTTAGATACTGGTGATTGTTATACTATAAGAATGAAAGATGGGCTTATTGAAAGAGTCGATAATACCATTAAAACAAATAGAACATTAAAAGTTGAGACACCTACAGGAGTTAAAACATTATTGAACGGTTAAAAATATAGAAATGAGTTTAGAAAAAAAAATATTAGAGGAATTAAAACGTTTTAATGCTATTAATAGTTATATCATTAAAGAGCAAGGAGACGTACCTCCACCACCACCTGAAGAACCTACAGGAGACTTAGGGCTTCCACCGGCACCTGCAGGAGACGCTACGGCACCACCGGCACCTGATTCTACAACACCACCTGCACCTGATGCTGGAGGTGAAGAAATTCCAGAACCTGTTGATGTATCTAACGATCCTGATGTTGAGGAAGTTGGTGCAGAAGGAGACAAAGAAGGTGACGAAGAAACTGAAGAAATAGATATTACGGATTTAGTTACAACACAACAAGAAATTAAAACTAAACAAGATGAGTTTATGGATAACATCTTTACTAAGTTAGATGATTTAGAATCTAAACTTACACATATGGATGATATTATGAATAAAATTAATAGTCTTGAGAATAAGTTTGATAAGTATAGAGAAAAAACACCCGAAGAAAAATTAATGTTAAGATCTTTAGACTCTTACCCATATAATCAAAAATTAACAGACTTTTTTGAGGACAAAAAAGGTGAGATGGAAGAAACAGGTAAAAATGAATACATCTTAACAACTGACGATGTTGAAGACTTTTCACCAAATGAAGTTAAAAAAACATTTAACCAATATAACGAAAGAAATGAAAGGTTAAAAAGAAGAAATAGGATTTAAAAAGAAGGTGTCGAGAGACACCTTTTTTATTTGACATTTTAGAAAAATTACTTATAATTGTTATAGATAAAAGAGTATAAATTAAAAACAAAATCTATGGCAAATTCAATTGACGCAGTACTAGCACAGTACGAAAAGAACTCAACACCGAGTACACAAAGACAAAACATTTCACAAGAAGACAGATTGAAAAGATATTTTTCGGCAGTTCTTCAAAAGAATGAAAAATCCGCACAACGAAGAATTCGTATCCTACCTACAAAAGATGGTTCATCGCCGTTCGTAGAAGTTTGGTATCACGAAATTCAAGTTAATGGACAATGGGTTAAACTTTACGACCCTGAAAAAAATGACAATGAACGTTCACCACTTACAGAAGTTTATAACGAACTTATGGCTACGGGAAAAAAAGAAGATAAAGACTTGGCAGGACAATACCGTTCACGTTTATTTTACATCGTAAAAGTTATTGATCGTGATAACGAACAAGACGGAGTTAAGTTTTGGAGATTCAAACATAACTACAAACAAGAAGGTGTATTGGATAAAATCCTTCCTATTTGGAAAGCAAAGGGCGACTTAACTGATTCTGAAAAAGGACGTGATTTGATTATTGAACTAATCAAAGCAAAAACACCACAAGGAAAAGAGTATACTGTAGTTCAAACTATTATGTATGATGATCCGGCACCAATCCACACTGATAGTGAAATTATGGAAGGTTGGATGACAGATGAACTTACTTGGAAAGACGTTTACTCTAAAAAACCTGTCGAATACTTAGAGGCGGTTGCTGTAGGAGAAACACCAATGTGGAGTTCTGAACTTAAAAAATATGTTTACGGTGAAGAAGCTGAGATTTCTCTTGGTGGAGGTACTGAAACAAAAGTTGAAACACCAATCGTTGATCCACAAGCAAACGACGAGGCTGACGAGGATCTACCGTTCTAATATGAACCTATAAAAGATAGGTAGTGATTGACAAAGTCACTACCTTTTTTTAATCTTAAAAAAACAAACAATATATGGCAATTAAAAAGAATGACTTTGGGTCATTAAAAAAGAAATTTTCTACGTCTGCGAAATATAAACCACAAAGATTTTTTGATCTTGGTGCACCATTTTTAGACGCAGTTGGATTACCAGGTCCGGCGATGGGGCATATTAATATGTTCTTGGGGCATTCTGATACTGGTAAGACAACTGCCTTAGTTAAAACTGCGGTGGATGCACAAAAGAAAGGAATATTACCTGTGTTTATTATTACAGAACAAAAATGGAGTTTTGAACACGCAAAACTTATGGGATTCCAATGTGAGGAAGTAGTTGATGAAGAAACGGGTGAGTTAGAATGGGATGGTTTTTATATCTTTAACAATAACTTTGACTACATTGAACAAATTACAGATTACATTAATGAATTGTTAGATGCTCAAGAAAAAGGTGATTTAGATTATTCATTATGTATTATGTGGGATTCAGTTGGTTCTGTTCCTTGTAAGATGACTTATGAAGGTAAAGGTGGTAAACAACACAATGCAAGTGTTTTAGCCGACAAGATTGGAATGGGAATTAACCAACGTATTTCAGGTTCACGTAAATCTGATTCTAAATACGAGAATACATTAATCATTGTTAATCAGCCTTGGGTAGAATTACCTGACAATCCTTTTGGACAACCAAAAATTAAAGCAAAAGGTGGTGAAGCAATTTGGTTAAACTCATCATTGGTATTCTTATTTGGAAATCAAAAAGGTGCAGGAACAACAAAGATTACTGCAACAAAAGACAAACGTACAGTAAAGTTTGCGTCAAGAACAAAGGTGTCTGTTATGAAAAACCACATCAATGGACTTGGATTTGAAGATGGAAAAATTATTGTAACACCACACGGGTTTTTACCTGGAAAAGAAGCGTCCGAAGAGAAGGTTTCAATTGAACAATACAAAAAAGAATATGCTGAGTATTGGAAAGAAATTATCGGAGTTGATGGTGACTTTGATTTGAAGGCAGAAAAAGAAGAAGTAGAGTAAGGACCCTGTAATTAACAGAAATGACAAAGACGTTATTGGTTGACGGAAACAACCTATTAAAAATTGGATTTCACGGTGTTAAAGATTACTTTAACAAAGGTGAACACATTGGAGGTCTTTGGCACTTTCTAAACACATTACGTAGGTTCATAGAAGAAGAAAACTTCAGTAAGGTTGTTGTATTTTGGGATGGAGAAACAAGCTCTTCACAGAGAAGGTTAATCTACCCAAAATATAAACTTCAGAGAAAGGCTCCTGAAAATGAAATGAAGGAGGAGTCGTTTAACAAACAAAAACATAGAGTTAAGGAATACCTTGAAGAAATGTTTGTAAGACAAGTTGAGTTCCCAAACTCAGAGGCTGATGATTTAATCGCCTACTATTGTCAAATATCTAAAGGAGAAGATAAAACCATTTTTAGTGGAGATAGAGACCTTACACAACTTATTTCTGATGATGTGACTATCTATTCACCTAACACCAAGAAGTATTATAAGAAGGGAGATAAAATCAAATTACACGATATTGAAATACCTCACTATAATGTAAAAACATTTAAAATAATATCAGGTGACAAATCTGATAATATAGATGGTATCTATTACTTCGGTGAAAAAACTTTTGTTAAATTATTTCCTGAGCTACTTGAAAAAGAGGTTTCTTTTACCGATATTTTAACAAAGGGTGAAGAACTCTTAAAAGAACAAAAAGAAAATACGGTTTTAAAAAATTTACTAACGGGTAAAACGAAGGAAGGTATTTTTGGGGATGAATTCTTTGTCATTAATAAAAAAATTGTTGATTTATCCGAACCACTTATAAGTGATGAAGGTAAAGAATTAGTTGAGTCTTATTACTCCGAGTCATTGGATCCTGACGGAAGGGGTTATAAGAATCTTATTAGAATGATGATGGAAGACGGACTTTTTAAATACCTACCTAAAAACGATGATGCATGGGTTTATTTTTTAAAGCCATTTTTAAAACTAACAAGAAAAGAAAAAACAAAATTTAAAACAAAAAAGTAAAATTATGAAAGAACAAAATGACATTACTAAAGTTGAATTCTTAATGACACTTAACAATAATTTTGTAGTTCAAAGATTCTTTAATGTAAAAGGATTTAACCCTAAGGCTAAAAATAGCGTGGAGTTAACCGACTATATTAAAGATTTAGCTACGGAGTTACAGACAAAGTTAAGAAATAAGACGGTGGTATATATGTTAGAAAACAGATTTCAAATTGAAGAGGATGCGTCTATACTTGAGACATCAAATACCGACGGACCTGAAACATTTAACATCATTTTAAAAGTTGGAAATGAGACAATTTGTCATAGAATCTTTGATGCGAAAGTATACCCACCAAAGGTAAGATATACTCTGGATATACGCCCATCCATAAAAAACATTTTAAGAGAGTTAACTGACATTTTTTCAGAGAAAAATTTATCTTTTGAGATGATGAATTATTCATTAGCTTAATAGTATTTATTAAAACACAGAACAAAAATCTATAGAATATGTCAGACAAAAAGAACTTCGGATACTTAGGAAATACTTTTCAAATACAACTTTTAAACAATATAGTAACATACAAAGATTTCGCTAATTCCATCATCGAAGTTATTGATCCTCACTATTTTGACAATCAATATTTTAGAATCATTTGTCAAATGATTAAAGAATATTACGCAAAATATGAACATACTCCGACATTTGATACACTTGAACAATTAACAAAATCAGAAATCAGTTCACCTATGGCTCAGAAGAGCATATTAGATACGTTAGAACAGGTTAAGAATGTAGCTGATGAAGGTTCCGTTTTCGTTCAAGAAAAGTCCTTAAAATTCTGTAAACAACAGGAACTCCAAAAAGTAATGGTTAAAACTCAGTCTATCATTGATAAAGGTGATTTTGAGAGTTATGATAAGTTAGAAGAAATGGTTAGGGGAGCTCTCCAAGTTGGTGAAGTAGATAAAGGGACTACAGATGTGTTCTTTAACCTTGATGAGGTATTAAATGATGATTACAGACACCCAATTCCTATTGGTGTACCCGGTATTGATAATTTATTAAAAGGAGGATTAGCCAAAGGAGAAATTGGCGTTATTTTAGCCCCTACCGGAGTTGGTAAATCAACGTTTACTACTAAAATTGCAAATCACGCATTTAATTTAGGTTACAACGTACTTCAAATATTTTTTGAAGACAACCCAAAAATTATCCAAAGAAAACACATAACACTTTGGACTGGAATTCACCCTGACGATTTAACTGAAAATCGAGACGAGGTTATGGAAAAAGTTAAACAAATTCAGTCAACAAGAAAAAATAAGTTGATAATGAAAAAGTTGGCTTCAGACACTGTAACTATGAATCAGATTAAAAATCAAGTTAGAAAAATGATTGCTGAAGGAACAAAAATCGATATGATTATTTTAGATTATATTGATTGTGTTGTGCCTGACAAGAATATGGGTGACGAATGGAAGTCGGAAGGGTCAGTAATGAGAGGATTTGAGGCTATGTGTCACGAATTGGATATTGCAGGATGGACAGCAACTCAAGGTAATAGAAACTCAATATCATCTGAGGTAGTAACAACCGATCAAATGGGAGGATCAATTAAGAAGGCACAAGTTGGTCACGTAATTATTACTGTGGCTAAGAGTCTACAACAAAAAGAGATGAATTTAGCAACAATTGCTATTACCAAATCAAGAATTGGTAAAGACGGTATCATATTCGAAAACTGTAAATTTGATAACGGTATGTTAGATATTGATACTGAACAAAGTGTGACGTTCCTTGGCCACGAGGAACAAAAAGAAGAAAAAAACCGTAACCGTATTAAGGAGTTATTGGAAAGAAAAAAACAAAAAGAACAACAAGAATCTTAAAATAAATTATTAAAATAAAAATAAAATGGATATTTCGCAAAAAATATTAAGTGACATTACTGTCTTTATGAAATACGCTAAGTTTCAACCCGAAAAGAACCGGAGAGAGACTTGGGAAGAGTTGGTGACTCGTAACAAAGAGATGCACCAAAGAAAGTACCCCCATATCAAAGATGAGATTGAAGAGGTATATAAAATGGTGTATGACAAGAAAGTTTTACCATCAATGAGATCATTACAATTCGGTGGAAAACCAATTGAGATATCTCCAAACAGAGTTTATAATTGTGCGTATATGCCAATTGATCACGTTGACTCGTTTTCTGAAACAATGTTTTTACTTTTAGGTGGAACAGGGGTTGGTTACTCTGTACAAAAACACCACGTTGAAAAATTACCAGATATTAAAAAACCAAACCCTGAAAGAACAAGAAGATACCTTATTGGTGATTCTATTGAAGGATGGGCAGATGCCATTAAAGTATTGATGGAATCATATTTAGGGTACAAATCATCAACACCCGTATTTGATTTTTCAGACATCAGACAAAAAGGGGCGATGCTTGTAACATCAGGAGGAAAGGCTCCCGGACCTCAACCATTGAAAGATTGTATCCACAACATCACAAAGGTATTGGATAACAAAAAAGATGGTGAAAAACTAACACCTATTGAAACTCACGATATCGTATGTCATATTGCAGATGCGGTACTTGCTGGTGGTATCAGACGTGCAGCACTTATCTCATTATTCTCAGCTGACGATGAAGAAATGATTTCTTGTAAATCAGGAAGTTGGTGGGAACAAAATGCACAAAGAGGTAGAGCAAATAACTCGGCAGTACTTCTTCGTCACAAAATCACAAAAGAATTCTTTATGGATTTGTGGAAACGTATTGAGTTGTCAGGAGCAGGTGAACCTGGAATCTATTTATCTAACGATAAAGATTGGGGAACAAACCCTTGTTGTGAAATCGCACTTCGTCCGTTCCAATTCTGTAACTTGTGTGAAGTAAATGCGTCTGACATTGAATCACAAGAGGATTTTGATAAAAGAGTTAAAGCAGCATCATTCATTGGTACATTACAAGCGGGATACACTGACTTCCATTATTTAAGAGATATTTGGAAAAGAACAACTGAAAAAGACGCACTTATTGGTGTAGGTATGACAGGTATTGGTTCAGGTGTTGTTTTGGGTTATGATATGAAAAGAGCGGCTAAGATGGTTAAAGAAGAAAACGAAAGAGTTGCCGGACTTATTGGGATCAACAAATCTGCAAGAACAACAACTGTTAAACCATCAGGTACCTCATCATTGGTATTGGGAACATCATCAGGAATTCACGCTTGGCATAATGATTTTTATTTAAGAAGAATCCGTGTAGGTAAAAACGAATCAATCTATTCGTACTTGGCGATTAACCACCCTGAGTTGATTGAAGATGAGTTTTTCCGTCCTCACGACACAGCAGTAATCACTATCCCACAAAAGGCACCTGAAGGATCTATTGTTAGACACGAGTCAGTATTCCAAATGTTGGAAAGAGTTAAGAAAGTTTCTCAAGAATGGATTAAACCAGGACACAGAAACGGACAAAACACTCACAACGTATCTGCAACAGTTTCAATTAAAGAAGATGAGTGGGACTTGGTTGGTGATTGGATGTGGAACAACAGAGATTTCTACAACGGTTTGTCAGTATTACCTTACAACGGAGGTACTTACACACAAGCACCTTTTGAAGATTGTACAAAAGAAGATTTTGAAAGATTAGTTAAAACATTATCAGATGTTGATCTTACAAAAGTAATTGAGTTACAAGATAACACTGACCTACGAGGAGAAGCTGCGTGTGCCGGTGGAGCGTGTGAAATAGTTTAATATGAAAGTAACTTGGGGTAACGATATAACGCTAACATATCAAGTAATGTTAGCGTTTTATAACCAAAGAAAAAAGAATTAAAATGAATGTAGGGGCATCTAAAGATTGGGTACAACAGTTATATGTGAGAGAGTTTGGTCCAAAACTACAACCAAACGAATTCTATTATGATAAACAAGGTAGGATGGTAATGACAGAAGAATACCATAAACGTAGAGGTAGTTGTTGCGGAAACGGATGTTTACACTGCCCTTACGAGCCAACCCACCAAAGAGGTAATATAGTACTACAAGAATCCCAACAATAAGTTGGGATTTTTTTATTTTATATCTATTTATTAGAAAATTCGCAACATTATATTTATTTAATATGGCAGATGGAATTACATACGGTTTAGCATTTCCTTTTAGACAAAGTCAGAAAGGTGACTATGTTAATTTAACCGAGACTACAGGTGATGAAATACGAAGTAATTTAATACACTTATTATTAACAAGACGTGGATATAGGTATTACTTACCTGATTTTGGAACAAGACTATATGAGTTTATTTTTGAACCATTAGATGGACAAACATTTGACACGATTAAAAGTGAAATTGAAGAGGCGGTAAATAAGTACATACCAAATTTAACTATTGAAAATATTACAATCGAAGCGTACATCGATTCTGAACCATCTTTAGGTGAGTTACCTTCAGAACAATTTGATATTCCAGTATATAGGGTACCAGGTGCTAATACTGAGGAGTATACCGCAAAAGTTAAAATCGAATATACTGATGATAATAACCCATTTGGTTCAAAAGAGTTTGTAATTATAAATTTATAAGATTATGGCAAATAAAAAAATATCATATACTGAAAGAGATTTTGAAGGAATAAGACGTGATCTTATAAACTTCACACAACAGTATTATCCTGAACTAATACAGAATTTTAATGACGCATCTGTGTTTTCCGTATTAATGGATTTGAATGCTGCGGTTGCAGATAATTTAAATTTTAATATAGATAGAAGTGTACAAGAAACAGTATTACAATATGCACAACAACGATCATCAGTATTTAATATTGCAAGAACATATGGATTAAAAATACCAGGTTATAGACCATCAGTTGCGATAGTTGATATATCAATAACTGTTCCGGCATTTGGTGATGCTGAGGATGTGAGGTATTTAGGATTATTAAGGGCAGGCGCTCAGTTTAATGGGGGAGGAACCACTTTTGAAACATTATATGACATCGACTTTTCAAGCCAATTTAATAGAGAAGGGTTTATTAATAGAACAAAAAAACCAATCTTCGACCAAAATAATGGTATATCTAATTACTTAATTACAAAACGCGAAGTCGTAGTTAACGGAACAACAAAAACATTTAAAAAAGTGGTTAACAGTTCTGATGTAGTACCTTTTTATAATTTCTTTTTACCTGAAAAAAACGTATTAGGAATAACATCAATTATTCAAAAAGACGGAACATCATATCAAAACACCCCAACGTACTCTGAATTTAATAGTTCAACAAATAGATGGTATGAAGTGGATGCGTTGGTTGAAGATACAGTATTTATCGAAGACCCAACAAAACCAATCGATAGTACAGGAGTTAAAGTCGGTAAATATCTTAGAACGGATAATAGATTCATTACCGAATATACACCTGAAGGGTTTTTAAAAGTACAGTTTGGGGCGGGAACAACAACTCCTGATCAACAACTTAAAAATTTTACAAATACAGGAATACCTTTAAAATTATCAAATTATCAGAATAACATTGGTTTAGGGTTAACTGTAACACCAAACACCACTTTGTTTGTTCAATATAGAATTGGTGGCGGATTAGCATCGAATGTAGGTGTTGGTGCAATAACCCAAGTAGGTACTATTGATTTTGTTGTTAACGGACCTTCCGATCAATTCAATAAAAATGTAATACAATCGGTACAAGTAAATAATATTACTGCTGCGATTGGAGGAGCAAACCAACCTACAGTTGAAGAGGTTAGAAATATGGTAAGTTTTAACTTTGCATCACAAAAACGTGCAGTTACTATTAATGATTATAAGTCTTTGATAGATACTATGCCTGGAAATTTTGGGGCACCTGCCAAGGTGTCTATAAGTGAGGTTGATAATAAAATATCAATTAAAATATTGTCTTACGATCAGACAGGAGTCCTAACTCAAACAGTTTCAAATAACTTAAAAACTAATTTGGCAACATACCTGTCAAAGTACAGAATGATAAATGACTATATTTCTATTGAAGTTGCTAAAGTGATAGATTTAGAATTTGAAGTTTTTGTTGTTTTAGATAATCCTGGATCTCAATCAGAAGTTATAACCCAAATAATTGATAACCTTAATACGTATATGTCACCACAATCAAGAGAGTTGGGACAAAACGTTAATGTTTCTGATATAAAAAGAAATATTCAAAACATATCAGGTGTAAACACATTATCAGAAATTAGAATCTATAATAAAGTTGGTGGACAATACTCCTCATCTGAAACATCACAAAGATATATCGATACAACAACAAAACAAATAGAACTAATTGATGAAACAATTTTTGCTGAACCTGATCAGATATATCAAGTTAGATTCCCTAATAAAGATATCAAAGTTAGAGTTAAAAATCTCACTACGGTAGACTTTTCTTAAGATTATTTATTTTGGTGTAAATATAACTAATATTAAAAATACCAAAATAACTATTTATCAACAAAGGGAAGTATGACTAAAAACTATAGATTTAGAACTAAAGTAGGACAAGATAGAGAAGTAAGATTACAAATTGAACAAGATTTCGATATGATTGAAATCTTATCTTTAAAACTTAAACAAGAAGACGTATATACAAGATTTTGTGCTGATTATGGTGTAGTTGCTGGTAGAGTTATCGCTAACGGAGGTTACGGTGTCCCTAACGTTTCTATTTCTATATTTGTTCCACTTTCCGCACAAGACGAAAATGACCCTATTATATCTACATTATATCCATATAAAAGGGTTGATCAAAAAAATGAGGATGGTTACCGATACAACCTTTTACCATACAAACAAGAATACGGAGGACACACACCAACAGGAACATTTCCTGACATACAAGATATTTTAGAAAGAAAAGAAGTATTAGAAATTTATGAAAAATATTATAAATATACTGTAAGAACAAATGATAGTGGAGATTTTATGATTGTTGGGGTACCGTTAGGTATGCAAACTATTGTAATGGATATGGATTTATCTAACATTGGTTGCTTTTCACTTAGACCTTCAGATTTAATACGTATGGGTATGGGAGTGGAATCACAATTTAATGGATCGGAATTTAAATCGTCAACAGATATAGAATCACTACCACAAATTATTAATTCTAAAAAAGATATTGAAGTAACATCTTTTTGGGGTGAAGATGAAATATGTAACGTAGGTATTACAAGAGTTGATTTTGACATAAGAGAGTTAGGTATTAAAATTGAACCACAAGCTATTTTTATGGGATCAATGATATCAACAACTGAAGAAGGTTCTTTGGGTGCAAATTGTAAACCAAAATTAGATAGTGGTAATCTTTGTGATTTAGTAAGTGCTCCTGGAAAAATTTTAGCAATTAGACAAACAATTTATACGGACACTTTAGGGTATCCTATTTTAGAACAATATAAATTACCTGAAGGGGGTAATGTGATTGACGATGAAGGGACTTGGTTAATAGAAGTACCGATGAATTTAGATTATGTAACAACTAATGAATTTGGAGAACAAGTTTTTTCAAACGATCCAAATATTGGTATACCAACAAAATCAAAATATAGGTTTAGAATACAATATCAAAACGAAGATGGTATAAACTCATCAACATTAAGAGCCGATTATTTAGTTCCTAACATAAAAGAATATGGATGGAATACATCCTCACAATCAGAAAATGGTCCACAATATCCTAATTTACAAAAAAAATCATATGCGTTTAGTTTGGATTGGCAAGATTACGGAGACACGGGAACTACTCTTGGTCAACAAATGATACAAGAGGCTATTGATTGTAAAGATAAGTTTTTTGAATTCAATTTTAATAGGGTATATACTATTAGTAATTTTATTGATAGATGGAAGTGGGGGTATAACAGGGCTAGACATATGGGTATAAAAGAAATAACCGATAGGACTTGTAATACCACGACAAATAAAATGCCCGTTAATGACGGGGTTAGGAATTTTGATTTTATATTCTTTTTATTTAACCTATTAATTACAATATTAAGTCCAATATTTTTAGTTATAATAATCATTTATCACTTTGTTGCTAAAATATACCCGATTATTAGAAGAATAGTAAACGTTATTATTAGAACAATTAATAATATTATTAGTGGGATATGTAATTTTTTAAATTGGCTTAGAGAAAGATTTGGTAGAGAACCTAAAGAATGTAATCCCGAAACTATAAATGAATTAGAGGAAAAAACATTTCCAAGATTATCATTACCAATGATGGCGTATCCTGATTGTGAGGCGTGTAACTGTGAAACAGTACAGGCGGGAAGTGGTGAGGATTCATACCCTGACAATAATTACACAAACGAAAGAGTAAACCAAAGTCAATTAATTGACGTTAATAGTGTTGGAGAATGGAATTGGGCAGAAACATATGAATATTCAAAATTCCAATCTTATTGTAATTCTTTTCCTGATGGGTGTGATATTACAGAGGACACTTTAAATTATGGGGTTAATCAGGGGTTTGCTGGGTATTCTGGACCAAGTACAAACGGTAAATATAAAATACAAAAAACACCTATTTCAACTTGGGTTTCACAAGACTCTAGAATTGGATCACAAGCATATACCATACATTGGGCTCAGACATTAAATATGATGAATTCGAGAACAAGATATTTTGAAAATCAATCAGTAATAACAACAACAATTAAAAATAAAGATTTTCAAAATGTTGAGCAAGTATCACCATCATTTAAGGATCAACCTTTAATATTAATTTGTGATCCTGGAACTATTGCAAGTATTGGTGGGGCAGGATCACTTATAACGTTTAATAACATTTTAAATGTTAATGACCCTAATTTAACAGGATCAACACCTAATCAGTTTAATACTAACTCAGTTACTGGAACGTCTGATTATAACTTAACACAATTGGTAAATAAACAGATTACTTATATTAACCCAGTATATAACACACAAAGTAATTCAGTGACTACCGTAAAATTAAAACTTACAAAACCAACACAAGATTATAAATTTAAAGGTGGGGTGGAATATTTTCAGGTTATAACAGGCGGGACTTTAGATAATTTTAATCAATACGTGTCACAACCAATATGGACATCATTTATAGGACAATATGTGTATGGTGCAGGTATGAAATTTAGATGGGGTAAAGGATATGGGACGCAATCGGTTTTTGGTAAAACACCTAATGGTGAAGTTAAATCTTTAACACTAAATCAAACACAAGACGAAATATTTTTAGGAGGTACTTTTACACAATACGGATCTCAATTTAGTAGAAGACTTGTGAAGGTAGATTCTACATACGGAAGTTTAATCCCTTACACCCAACCAAACGGATCCACAAGTGGAGGATTTGATGATGATGTAAATGCGGTAGAAACACTATCAACAGGAGAATTAATTGTTGGGGGCTCATTTACATTGTATAATGGAACCACACAAATGGGTATTGTTAAATTGGATACTAATGGTAATTTAGATACAACATTTACATCTAACGCATCTGGAGGTTTTGGTGACACATTTACACCTGAAGTTTCTGATGTTAAAATACAAGCAGATGGTAAAATTTTAGTTTGTGGTAGATTTGATGAATATGCCGGAGTTGCCTTGTCAAACGATAATGTTATAAGATTAAATTCTAATGGTACGGTTGATGGAACATTTACACCACCTAGTGGTTCTATTGAATATTCTAAAATCGCGTTAGACGAAAACCCATCGAGCCCACACTATCAAAAAATATACTTAGCAACTAATAATATTTTAGGTAACAAAAAAGTAATAAGATTAAACACCAACGGTACTTTGGATGCTACATTTACAACCACATTTAATAATAGTTCATATGTAGTTAAAAGTATTAAAGTTGATGGTAATGGTAAATTATTAGTTGGTTTGGATTCTGCGGGGTTAATTGCCGGAGGAACACAATATTATGGTATAATGAGATTAAATGCCGACGGTACTGTGGATACTACGTTCAATAACGGTAACGTTGGAATGGTGAGTTCTACAAGAGTTAGTGCAATCGAGATAGATAATAATGGTAGTATTTTAGTTGGAGGGACATTTAATGACTATAATGGTCAAAATAGAGTATCTATTTTAAGATTATTAGGTGATGGGACATTAGACGGGACATTTTATTATGGGGTAGGATTTTCAAATACACCTGGTAGAGTATCAACAATAAAAGTATTTAATAATGGTAAAATAGCTATTGGTGGGCTTTTCTCTAATAATGATTCCACAGCACAAAAAAACGTAAGAATTTTAAATTCTGATGGAACAAATGCTATTTCATTCACGTTTAACCCACCACAGGTACCATTGGATTTTTGGAAAAATGTAGGTAGAGGGTACACTTTAACTCCAGAACTTTCATTTGATAGGTTTGGAGAAAAAGAAATAATATTCTTAACAAGAGGTACTGATCCGTACACTGAAAAACAAACAATTGAGTACGACTTATCAAGAATGTTTAACCAACCTGCAGGTACTATGACAGTGAAAGGTCAATACTACCTAAACATACCAATACAAAGTAATAATGATGTGAGCACACCATCAAATACGTGGGCAATTCCAGGTGTTACTGTTTCTACGTGGAGAAATAATCATCACACTCCCGAATCTTTAGATGTTATTAACAATAAAAACAATAAAATTTATCATAAACCTTTTAATAATTTTAATATACAAAGTACTTGGACAGCATTCACAAATAACTCTGTTAAATATTACACGTCCACAGACAAGTCAAGGGCAACACACAAAGCGTATAATGATGATCAATATACTATTGCTGACTTTTCAAATAATGGAATATATTGTCCCGTTTCTTTTACATATACTAATGGTTATAGTACTTTAGGGATTGGATGGTCTCAAGGGGATCCGCCTGACGTTTATTCACCTACAACATACGCTAATAGTGTAACGTATGATCAAGGTTCAATTGAAGGGGTATCATTTATAGGTTCAAACATTACTCCTGGTAACATTATTGATATAGAGAACCCTAATAACTTTATTAGAGTTTTTGCACCATCATACTATTTGGATAACCCAACGTACGACGTGACAATAACTGATAAAGATAGATTAGTTTTAAGAACAGATAGATTACCAACATCAACAAGTACTGAAATATCGGGTAACACATCTTTACCATTATTTTTAAATGATAATTTCTTTATTTATAGAGTTTCTGATAGTGGAGATGTCTTTGCTGTTAATTTAAGTATTAACCAACAAACCGACACTACTAACAATATGCAAGATTTTACGGGTGATACACAAAGTGCTGTCTCTGACGCTATTTTAAACAGTTTAACTTGTGAGGGATTAACCAGTTTGGAGTGTTATAGTGGTTATGGTGGTAATTTTGGAGTAATCACTCCTTGCGAAGCAAATCACGATGGGGACTTAACTAAGCAAAGAATTATTGGTGGATGTTATTATTTTGTTCAAGAACCATATTTAAGCATTAACTCAATTAAAGAGGATATTAAGTTTTTTGCTGAATGGAAGGCGAGGTTTAGATTAACATTTGCCGCTTGTAGGGGTGTGATTAGTCACGTATTTCAAAATAACTGGGTAAATGGAACATTATATTCGTTTGCGTTTAGGAAAAAAACATTATACAACAATCAAGGGAACGTTAAAAAATATGTTTTTTGTGGTTCAGAAGATTCATTATATAATCCTGTTAGACCAAATCAGGGACCAATTTATTTTAATGAAGATACGAATTCCTTCTTTTATAGATCAACACCATATTCATATGAGACAAGTAAATTTGTTGGACAGAAACCAAGATACCGAGAGTTATTAGGATTTGGTAATTGGATTAATGCTAATTATAAGGGAATGAATGATAGAAATATATTTTTCCCTACAACTATGATGGATTTAGGTCCAAGAGATGAGTTTAGCAAAGAGATTTGTTTTAATCCTCAATTGGATGGTTATTTAATTGATACCATTAAAACCACATCATATAACGATACAAGCGATATTTTATTATTTTTTATGTTGTCTAGATTATTGGATAGTAATTTGGCTGAAAGATTATCAGGATTGGGAGATGCTTCTGTAAATGCGTTATTTAGTCGTTCTGAAGATAGATTAGATGGGGATGTTGCACAAATGTTTAGTATTAATTCGGAATATGGAATTGTTCCATTTAACGATGATAATTATAACGATGACGATGTTTTCTTACTTAATACTACATCATCTGATGGTACAACAGGTGCGGTAATTGGTTTATATTTTTCATCGGACACCCAAACAAGAATACAGTTAACACCTGGTATTGCTACCTATGGGACAGTTTTACAACAAAACGGATACCCGTTAACACAAGAAGTGCCTATGTATAAGTGGGAATCGGACACGACACAACCACAAAATCTTTTTGGTAGTGAATTGAATGAGTGGTACACGGATTTAGACAACGGAGGATTCTATTCAATACCATATCAAAGTATGCAATTCGATACTACGGATTATTTTCACCCACAAAACGGTACAGGACCATTTAATGGTGCTACGGGGTATATTTATAATTATGACTCTAACGGAAACCCAAATCAAAATACAAACCAATGGCCTCAAGGGCAGTCTAAAAAGTTTGTTGTTGGGGCACCATACCATTTTTATTTTGGCTTAGGTAAGGGAAAAAGTGCAATTAACAGATATATAACTAAATACATTTTAGGGCAGTAATGAGAAAACAAGATGACATAAGAATTGTTTTAGGTAATAAAAGGTATGTTGGTTCATCCAATCAACCCGTACAAATACAACTACCACTAATTGGTGATAGAAGAAATTTTATACAAGGTGATAGGAGTAATCTTGTAAACTTACAAGACGTATTTAACGATGAAAGACAGTCATCTAATACTTTTAGACTCGCCGGAAAAATTGTAAACATATTCAATAATAGTATTTCAGGTAAAACAACTTATACACCATTTAAAGATAGTCTATATTATGTTGACCCTACAACTTCTGTAACAACAAATGTTTGGCAAGGTTATCCACCATACCAAGAATTTGGGTTTATTAGGGAAAGTATGATTAGTGGGCATTTAGATTTTGTACCAAAAAGTTCAACAACATATAATTGGAGTATATATACAACATATGCCTTTAGTAGTTCTACGACACAAGTTATGTCATATACTGATGAGGTGTACAATGTTACTAATACAAATTTTTTAGTATCAGACGGCATACCATTCGTGATGGATACAGGTGTATATAACGGAAAAGATTTAGTTTATTTTTATTGTGGAACCAATCACAATTTATCACCAGGAGAGTTTGTTAAATTAAATATTACAATTAATGGTAAAAATACATTCCAAGTTTATGATATTGGGGATGGTACCTATAATTCAGAGAAACGGGTTTTTAGTATTTATAATTTAAAATTCGATCCAATAGACGTACCGGCAGGAAGATATGGTAATCTTAAAAGAATACTATCTTTAACTAATAGTGCTGAAACTGAATCAAGATATTATATTAGATTACATAAAGTAATAACAAGTCAAGATGAGACTTTTTTAACTAAAATGGCGTTTGAGAACAACCCATTCCCCGTAAAAAGAAAATTAGAATACTCAGGACTAACACCAAATAACACACAAAGAGTTTCAGTTAAAGATGGGAGACAAACGTACGGATATACAATAAATAAAGATATCGATATTAGTAACCTAATTGATAATAATGGAAAACCTATAAGTGAGTTATTTATCTCCATCATTAATAAAGGGTATGGTGGATGGTTTAACAAACCTGACAGTCAACCAAGTGCCATAGATATTGGTTGGGACTTTAATTTTACAAAAACAGACATTAACTATTGGTGGACACATAGTGGTAGTAATAATAAAGATAATATACCAGTAGATTCATATCAAAAAAATGGAAAAACATTTTATTTTAATAAAACATTAAATGTTGGGGACGTAGTAAAAGGGGATTTTTGCGAATATAATGATATAGAACAGAATGAGTATGTTTTATCTGATCTTTATCATAAATATAGTTTTAATACTGAACATTTTAGTCCTAGTCAGGTTTCTACTAGTGTTCCTACCCTTAATGGGTTCTATAATTTAATAGACTCGATATTACCTCCCGGATATTCTTATAAGCCACATTATTCAATACCGATAAGAGTCTTTAGTAACTATATTGAAACTATAGGTGCTGAACAAATTAATCAAGTACCTCCTTATTCATATTATTCTAACTCCACAGAAAAAATGTTATGGAGAGATGTGTATAGTTATGGTTACATCGATAGTGATAATAGAGGTGTTGATTACCCGTTCATAAACGGGGCACATTACCCTTTCGCAGATATTGTGTTTTTACAACACCCAATGAGTAGAGATACTAGCGGGTACTTTACAAACGAAATAAACCAACCAACAACCGACGATTGTGAATAATAATTATTTTAGAAAGATTGTTACAGGAAATGAAGAGTATATAAACATACCTTTAGAAATAACTTTCGATATGGAAGGTAGAGGTGATATGGTTAGAAATTGGGAAGAGGAGGTAATAAAAGAGGTACTTAACCCAATAAACGACTTTGAAGTTACAAAATTTGCACATAAAGATTATATGGTAAATAACGTATTAAAAACTGATATTAACTATGAGTTTAATTTTTTTAATTACTTATCGGCACCATTATCTGCAACAACAACTGATTGGGCGTCTGATTATGAAAATGCGTCTTTTACGGATAGTGAAATTTATTATTTCGCAAACTCGTTCAAGAAGAGTTTCTTTAAATTAGATTTTTACGATACGAACCAAACGGAAAATCAAACACTACTATTAAGCATTATTATACCAACACAACAAGGATTAAAAGAACCTGGTACTATTGGACCACCATTAAATCAAACATCAGTGGAAGTTAAAAAACCAAAATTTGTTTTAGATTATGTTGGTGCAGATAAAGAAGGGTTTTATGTTTATTGGTTGAAAGATAAAAACTATTTAGACATTAATGAATTTTATGTTAGTGCCAAATTTTTTAACGCTAAAAAAGGACAATTTATTAGAATGATTAATAAACCACAATCAAGTATTGTTGGTTTAGGAAAATTTAATGTGAATAAGACAGAATTATTTTATTACAAATATGTATTAGATTATGATACTTATGAATATGAGGTATACACTTTTAATAATACTATTGGTAACATAATGAGAGTGGGATCTGCTACTGATCCAATAATGTGGTATGAATATGTTAACCCATAATGGAATCTGAAAGAATAAATATTATAATATCGCCCGAAGTTTTAAGTGACGATATATTTAACATAACTTATGACGGTAATACTTTCGGATTATATTCCGGTATGACACAAGTATTAACGGGTAATAATGGTGATTCGTTATTGACGGGGTTAACCATTCCGATACTTTTCACAGAAACGTATAATGATTTAGGTTATTATGATGAATTTGACGGGTTTATTGATCAAACAGACACAATAAATAATTTTATTATTTCAGGGGACAGTACCAACCCATACTTAGTAACACTTTATAATAGTGCCGGATTTAAAGTTAATAATTATTTAGCGGTATCAAACTATAATGTTGATTGGGGAGACGGAGATACAGGAACAACGTTAAACATACAAAATAATATTCAAAATCACTATTATACCCCAATACCACAAACCTATACCATAAAGATGACACAAAATAATATATGGGGAACTACAACCGTATATAAAAAAGTCACAGTACCATTTACAGGAGTTACCGTCGATAATGTTTTAGATAACGTAACATTTACCCAAAATGGTGGAAATTGGTCAGGAATACCTATAAGTTACAATTATATATTTACTGGGGATAGTAATAATAATATACAAAACCAAGTATCAAGTTATTATACCACAGTACCTTTTATTGTTTCAGGATTTACTAATTCTAAATTAAACTTATTAAGAAGATGGGGACCAAACCCATTTACTGTAGGATATGTAATGACGCTAGGTTCAAATAATATTGGTTATGTTGATGAGATTACCGATACCTATACGGCATACACAATAAATGGAATTAGTTATTTTGATTTTAAACAAAATAAAAAAACTGTATTTTTTGTTGAATCGTCAGGTTTAACTGCAAATGATTTAGTAGTTTCTGGATTAACTAAGGATGAGCTATTATTAGATTTTGTTATGGATCCTGAGATACAATCTGATGTATTCATACAAAGAGGTAACTATAGTGCAACAGAACCACTACAGAGATTGGGTGAAGTTGATAACTTAGGGGATTTACTTAGTTATGGTTATGGATATTTTAAAATAAATGAGACATAAAAACTCAATAAACTCTATTTATAAATAAAAAAGAATGGCATTAGGTGCATATGGTATAGTAAGACCCGCAGATGTTTCACCACAAGATGTTGAAATAATATTAAACTACACCCCATCAAGGGATGTTACCAATAATTTTATACTTAAAAAGTTAGATTCTGCGAGTATTCTAACTCCGTATTTTCATAACGCTAATACAGGTGGGAATGCTAACGTTGAAATATTAGGTGGGTTATATAATTTAAAATTACCTGCAAGTGAATTTAATAAGGTAGGAATTTACACACTTTATATTCGTCCTGCGGAAATAAGAACAACAATTGAGGATTGTGGTATATTATCAGCATTACCTAATGTTAAAGGGATAGTATTGAATCTTAACAATATTCCACAACAAGATAGAAATAAATTTACTAATCAAGGTTTGGTTGGGTTTAGAGTTGAATATTTAAATTCTGATGGTACAAAAATTCCTAATTTTTATAGGATAATAACATCATCTTTTTTCTGTGAACCTGTAATTACTGATCAGGTTAATACTTCTCAAAAAGTAATAAGATATAGGTATCTTGATAATGCTGGGGATTTATTATTTTGTACACTATCCCCATCTGCATCACCAACAAACAAACCGAGTGCAACACCATTTATTGGACAACCAAATCAAAACATAATTATTACTAATACGTTTTTTAACCCAATAACAATGGATATTCAAATCGCCGAACACGATATTGATACATTGGCAATTGCTTTATATGGTAATCAAACTAAAAGTATTGATGATGGAATTTATACTCTTTACGATAGTGCTAATAACATCTATAAACAATACAACTTATTTGAGGTTAGAGATAACTTTAATGAATTATTATATGAGGTTAGACAGGATAGGGGTACAAATATAGATTTTAGTAAAAACTTTACAAATATTATTAGTTAATGGCAAAAACTAAATTTACTTGTCCACCACAAGCCGCAATTGGTTCGGCAACATTTTCCGATGATTTAGTTGGGTTACAACTTGTTGGCGGTGGAGGATTAACGCTTGGTAACTTTGAGTTCACCACATCCATTACAGAAAAAAATAACAGATCATTTACTACGGGGGTTTTTTCGGACCCGATTAATTTGGAAAACCTACAAATACCTACAATAGAACAGGCTAAATTGTTGGTACAAAAAAACTTCCAAGTCTACCCTAACTTTGATTTATCACAAATCACTAGTTTTTGTTTATACGGTTCGTTACAAAAAAGAATGTCGGCATCCATCACCAAAATAATAAATTATTTTCCTGCGGCAATACAAGTAGATAGTACTAATTTTGTTTTACAAACCGGTTATACTGCAAGTAATATAACTTTTGATGATATTGAAAATGAAACCACATTTGAGATTGATGTTACATTTTTTAAAAATCCATTTGATATTGATTATTCGGTAAATGCTAGAAATAATATGTATACTCGTCCTATGATGGTTTCTAAATATAGAAACATAACAGACAATTATACTGATTTTGCTTTATACGTTAATAATCTTAATACTGAGTTTAAAATTGTTGATTTTGAACCTACACAAACATTAACCGGAGGAACCGTAGTTGTAACTGTCGAAGGGAAACCGTTTACTTCTACAACAACCACAGACACTTTAATTATAAAACCAAATGATTTAATCACTGAAAAAGTGTTTCACGATGATTTTGACGATGTAGAGGACTATATTTTAAATAGGAGCTCAAATCCTATGTATTCAACAAACTTTACATATCCTGATTATGACAGTAACGGTAATTTTATATTATACACCAAGCAAGTTATTTGGACATTAGATGGGTTATGGAATTTAGATATTAGAACAAGTAAATTTGACAAGTACCTTGATACAATTAATCAAATTACGGAAGCTTTAGATGTATATAAAACAAATTTAATTAGTAGGTTTTTAACGTCGGGTTCTTTAAAAGAATTCGATACACAGGATCAAAAAATTGAAAAGGTATTACAATTATATGGTAGAAGTTTTGATGAAGTTAAAAAGTTCATCGATTCGTTAACACATATGACATCCGTTAATTATATTGTAGGTAATGATATACCATCACAATTATTAAAAAACTTAGCACAAACTTTAGGGATTAATACCAATATGTCCCCAATAAC